TATCTGAACGATGGTTTTGAAGGTGGTGAAACAGAATTTTTATATCAACATTTTAGAGTCACCCCAAAGGCAGGTAAGTTTGTTATATTTCCATGTGATTGGGCATGGACACACAGAGGTAATCCGCCCCTAAATAATGATAAGTATATTGTTACTGCATGGGTAGAGGAGTATCCAACGCCAGGACAATAAATAGAAATACTATAACCTGTTTAAATGAGTAAACTCACCGTAGCAAGTATCGGTGGTATACCTGCATCACTTAATCAAACTACAATTCCTGCGGGATTTAATTTACAGATAAACGGTAATGTTTATCATGACGGTACTGGTGCTTTGCGTCTACCTGCAGGTACTACAGCAGAAAGACCTAGTTCACCAGTTACAGGTTACATGAGGTGGAATACATCATTAGTAGCAGTAGAAATTTATAACGGTAGTACATGGATACAATATTATGGAGAGAATGGTACATCTAATGCACCATTTACTTCAATGGCAAACTTAACAAGTCGTGATCCTGGTTCTGGTTATTGGTATATAAAATTTGATGGTACTAATACAGAAGAAGTCTATGCGTATAAAGACCCTAATGGTAAGTATTGGGTCATGGTTGCATCTATTACAGACGACACTTCACATGGTAGTTACACAGGTGGTTCGGACAGTTGGTACGGTAACTGGACAACTACATCAACTACTGGTAATGCAAGAAATGCAATGGGAAATGACTTCAAGTCAAATCATTATAGAGGATGGTCAGCAAATGATGTATTGATTATGCAAGGATTTACTGCATCAGGAACTCCTTACGATCAATCTACGGATGTTGGATATATTACTGGTTGCTTTACCAACAGAGGTGGTA